CTAATAACAGGCCTGCTGGTAATCGCAGGCCTTTTTATTTGGGGGAGAGGGAAGTGAACGATAGCTACCGACAGTTTGAAAACTGGTGGTCAAAAGACAAAAGCCAGTTCACGGGAGACGATGAATTAAAAGAGTTTGCCTGGGTGATATGGCAGGCATCGCGCTCTGCTATTGAACTGGATATCGACTGGCCCGAATCGAATGACGACCTTTGGAAAGATGGTGAAGAAGGTGCTTATGCGATGGGTTATGAGGATGGGCGTGACAAAACGGTAATTGCAGTAATGAAAGCCATCAGGGCCGCAGGAATCAAAGAAAAGAATTTCGATTAAGCAAATATCACTTCAATAAATCGCTTTTAAGGCATCACAATCGCTCTGTGGTGAGGTAAGCACGTGCAAGGCATGCCGATAAGCAGCGAGAATGAAAAATGCGTCAGAATGCGTTTGAGGAGGTTTTAAGAAATGAGTACGATAGCTGAGCTTGTCAGGGCTAATTTTCGTGAAGAGTTGGTGCGTTGGTATCGGTATCGTTCATCGTCCAGTTTGCCGCTTGATGAGTTGTATGAGCATTCACCTGCCGCACGACGCTATCCGCGTGACCGTGTTCTTCGACGGTTGTTCAAACTCAACAATGAGTTTCAGCGCAACAGAATTATCCGGAGTCTGGATTTTAAGTGAAGGAGTGAGCATGAGCGACCTATCATTAACCCAGCCAAAGCTAAAAGAATGTCCGTTTTGCGGCGGTAATGCTCGTCTGTGGGTTGAGGCCGGAATAAATATTGATGTGTGGGGCTATGCAGAATGTGACCTCTGTGAAGCCAGGGGGGCATGGGCACCATCAGTTGCTGCGGCGGCTGAAAAATGGAACCGGAGAGCAGGAGATGAAGCAAACCTTTCTGCTTCGCAACGAAGCAATCAGAAATAACGCCATAGACGCCATTCTCTCACTACCCATCGACGACAAGTCACCCCACGAAGTCCACGTTAAAGAACCCAAGCGCAGCAAAGCGCAGAATGACCGTATGTGGCCGATGCTGAACGATGTTTCGCGTCAGGTGCTATGGCATGGTCAACGGCTGGCGCCGGAAGACTGGAAAGACCTGTTCACTGCCCTGTGGCTTAAGACCAAAAAACTGGAGCAACGAAGTGTGCCTGGTATCGACGGTGGCGTTGTCATGCTTGGCGTGCGTACCAGCAAAATGCGGAAGGCCAGCATGACTGAGCTTATCGAAATCATGTTCTGGTTCGGCTCAGAGCGCAACGTGCGGTGGAGTGATGACTCCTGGCGAGAGTATGAATGGTCACAACGAAAAGGGAGAGCTGCATGACTATCAAATCAAATACGCCATCACACGACAAGGACTGCTGGCAAACGCCGCTTTGGCTTTTTGATGCACTGGATATTGAGTTTGGATTCTGGCTGGATTCGGCAGCGAGCGACAAAAATGCTCTGTGTGCTCACTGGCTAACTGAGGCCGACGACGCGCTCAATTCTGAGTGGGTAAGCCACGGTGCAATCTGGAATAACCCACCGTACAGCAATATCAGGCCGTGGGTGGAAAAAGCCGCTGAGCAGTGCATACGACAGCGACAGACGGTAGTGATGCTTGTGCCAGAGGATATGTCAGTCGGATGGTTCAGCAAGGCTCTGGAGAGTGTCGACGAAGTTCGCATTATCACTGATGGACGGATTAATTTTATCGAACCATCGACAGGGCTGGAGAAGAAGGGAAACAGCAAAGGCTCCATGCTGCTGATTTGGCGACCGTTCATCAGTCCTCGACGGATGTTTACTACCGTATCCAAAGCGGCATTGATGGCGATCGGGCAGGGCGTCAGGAGGGCGGAATGAGGCGACAGCAACGAAGTATCACCGACATAATCTGCGAAAACTGCAAATACCTTCCAACGAAACGCTCCAGAAATAAACGCAAGCCAATCCCAAAAGAATCTGACGTAAAAACCTTCAACTACACGGCTCACCTGTGGGATATCCGGTGGCTTAGAGAACGTGCGAGGAAAACAAGGTGATTGACCAAAATCGAAGTTACGAACAAGGAAGTGTCGAGCGAGCTTTAACGTGCGCTAACTGCGGTCAGAAGCTGCATGTGCTGGAAGTTCACGTGTGCTCCGATTGCTGCGCAGAACTGATGAGCGATCCGAATAGCTCAATGTACGAGGAAGAAGACGATGAATGAGTTAATAAATGGCAATGCCATCAAAATGACAAGCATTGAAATCGCTGAGTTGGTGGGTAAGCGCCATGACAATGTGAAACGTACCATAGAAACGCTGGCTAAAAATGGTGTTATCCGGCTTCCTCAAATTGAGGTTTCCGAAAGAATCAATAACTTAGGGTTCAATGTTCAGTACGAGCATTACGTCTTCGAGGGCGAACAAGGTAAGCGAGACAGTATTGTCGTTGTTGCCCAGTTGTCGCCAGAGTTCACCGCTCGCCTTGTTGACCGCTGGCGAGATCTTGAAGAAGCTGCGGTTAATATCCCCAAAACGCTACCGGAAGCGTTGCGCCTTGCTGCCGATCTTGCTGAGCAGAAAATGCAACTGGAAAACCAGCTCGCAATTGTCGCACCTAAAGTTGAGTTTGCCGATCGCGTTGGCGAGGCCAGCGGAATTTTGATTGGAAACTTTGCAAAGGTTGTTGGAATTGGTCCAAACAAACTGTTTGCGTGGATGCGCGATCACAAAATCCTTATTGCTTCAGGTTCCCGGCGCAATGTGCCAATGCAGGAATATATGGAGCGCGGCTATTTCACAGTGAAAGAAACAGCGGTCAACACAAATCACGGAATACAGATATCGTTCACCACAAAAATCACCGGGCGTGGTCAACAGTGGCTGACCAGAAAGCTGCTCGATAACAGAATGCTGAAAGTAACAGGGGAGGCTGCTTAATGGCTAACCTACGCAAAGAAGCGCGCGGCAGAGAATGCCAGGTACGTATTTACGGCGTATGCAATGGCAATCCTGAAACTACAGTTCTGGCACATTACCGGATGGCTGGAATTTGCGGAACTGGAATGAAGCCTGACGACCTGATCGGCGCATGGGCTTGTAGCGCGTGTCACGATGAAATCGACCGACGCACCCATAATCTCGACAACAAAGACGCCAGACTTTATCACCTCGAAGGCGTGATCAGGACGCAGGCGATCCTGCTGAAGGAGGGGAAGATTAAGCCATGAAAGAATATCAGTTTGTGCTTCCTTACCCGCCGTCGGTGAACACCTACTGGCGAAGACGGGGAAGCCAATACTACATCAGCGATAAAGGCCAGAAATACCGAAAAGACGTTCAGCAAATCATCCGCCAACTCAAGTTAGACATTTTCACCAAATCACGACTCCGTATCAAAGTCATCGCAGACGTTCCAGACTCCCGCCGCCGCGACCTCGATAACATCCTGAAAGGTTTACTCGACTCCCTTATCCACGCCGGATTTGCGGAAGACGACGAGCAATTCGATGACATTCGCGTAATTCGTGGCGTGAAAGTACCAGGCGGAAGGCTTGGAATAAAAATCACCGAACTGGAGAACGTATGAACGCCACAATTCAAACGATACCAGAGCTTCTTATCTAGACACGAGGCAATCAGACCGAAGTGGCAAGGATGCTTTCCTGCGCAAGAGGAACAGTGCTCAAGTACAACCGAGACAGCAAAGGCGAGCGTCACGTAATAGTTAACGGCGTCCTGATGGTCAAACAGGGCAAAAGGGGAAGGCCATGAGACTCGAAAGCGTAGCTAAATTTCATTCGCCAAAAAGCCCGATGATGAGCGACTCACCACGGGCTACGGCTTCTGACTCTCTTTCCGGTACTGATGTGATGGCTGCTATGGGGATGGCGCAATCACAAGCCGGATTCGGAATGGCTGCATTCTGCGGTAAGCATGAACTCAGCCAGAACGACAAACAAAAGGCTATCAACTATCTGATGCAATTTGCACACAAGGTATCGGGGAAATACCGTGGTGTGGCAAAGCTCGAAGGAAATACTAAGGCAAAGGTACTGCAAGTGCTCGCAACATTCGCTTATGCGGATTATTGCCGTAGTGCTGCGACGCCGGGAGCAAGATGCAGAGATTGTCACGGTACAGGCCGTGCGGTTGATATAGCCAAAACGGAGCAGTGGGGGAGAGTTGTTGAGAAAGAGTGCGGAAGATGCAAAGGCGTCGGCTATTCAAGGATGCCAGCAAGCGCCGCATATCGCGCTGTAACGATGCTAATCCCAAACCTTACTCAACCCACCTGGTCACGCACTGTTAAGCCGCTGTATGACGCTCTGGTGGTGCAATGCCACAAGGAAGAGTCAATCGCAGACAATATTTTGAATGCGGTCACACGTTAGCAGCATGATTGCCACGGATGGCAACATATTAACGGCATAATATTGACTTTTTGAATAAAGTTGGGTGAATTTGACTCAACAATGGGTTAATTCGCTCGTTGTGGTAGTGAGATGAAAAGAGGCGGCTCTTACTCCCGATTCCGCCTAGTTGGTCACTTCGACGTATCGTCTGGAACTCCAACCATCGCAGGCTGAGAGGTCTGCAAAATGCAATCCCGAAACAGTTCGCAGGTAATAGTTAGAGCCTGCATAACGGTTTCGGGATTTTTTATGTCTGTGCAACAGGTAAGATCATTTGTAGAGTTCGACTCTCTACCGTGGGCTTTTTCCCGCGATGCGAGCCATAAATGCTCTTTCCGTTGTGCTGAATTAAGCGAATACCGGAAGCAGAACCGGATCACCAAATGCGTACAGGCGTCATCGCCGCCCAGCAACAGCACAACCCAAACTGAGCCGTAGCCACTGGCTATCCTGAACTCATCAGTGATAGTTATGCTGCGGCCTTCTACGCATGACCTTCGTGAAAGCGGGTGGCATGAGGCTGCGCTAACAACCTCCTGCCGTTTTGCCCGTGCATATCGGTCACGAACAAATCTGATTACTAAACACAGTAGCCTGGATTTGTTCTATCAGTAATCGACCTTATTCCTAATTAAATAGAGCAAATCCCCTTATTGGGGGTAAGACATGAAGATGCCAGAAAAACATGACCTGTTAGCCGCCATTCTCGCGGCAAAGGAACAAGGCATCGGGGCAATCCTTGCGTTTGCAATGGCGTACCTTCGCGGCAGATATAATGGCGGTGCGTTTACAAAAACAGTAATCGACGCAACGATGTGCGCCATTATCGCCTGGTTCATTCGTGACCTTCTCGACTTCGCCGGACTAAGTAGCAATCTCGCTTATATAACGAGCGTGTTCATCGGCTACATCGGCACTGACTCGATTGGTTCGCTTATCAAACGCTTCGCTGCTAAAAAAGCCGGAGTAGAAGATGGTGGAAATCAATAATCAACGTAAGGCGTTCCTCGATATGCTGGCGTGGTCAGAGGGAACAGATAACGGACGACAGAAAACCAGAAATCATGGTTATGACGTCATTGTTGGCGGAGAGCTATTCACTGATTACTCCGATCACCCTCGCAAACTTGTCACGCTAAACCCCAAACTCAAATCAACAGCAGCCGGACGTTACCAGCTTCTTTCCCGTTGGTGGGATGCCTATCGTAAGCAGCTTGGCCTGAAAGACTTCTCTCCGAAAAGCCAGGACGCTGTGGCACTGCAACAGATTAAAGAGCGTGGCGCTTTACCGATGATTGATCGCGGTGATATTCGTCAGGCTATCGACCGTTGCAGCAATATCTGGGCTTCACTTCCGGGCGCTGGTTATGGTCAGTTCGAGCATAAGGCTGACAGCCTGATTGCAAAATTCAAAGAAGCGGGCGGAACGGTCAGAGAGATTGAGGTATGAGCAGAGTAACCGCGATTATCTCCGCTCTGGTTATCTGCATCATCGTTTGCCTGTCATGGGCTGTTAATCACTACCGTGATAACGCCATCGCCTACAAAGAGCAGCGCGATAAAGCCACGTCCATCATCGCTGATATGCAGAAGCGTCAACGTGATGTAGCAGAACTTGACGCCAGATACACAAAGGAGCTTGCTGATGCTAACGCGACTATCGAAAGTCTCCGTGCTGATGTTTCTGCTGGGCGTAAGCGCCTGCAAGTCGCCGCCACCTGTGCAAAGTCAACGACCGGAGCCAGCGGCATGGGCGATGGAGAAAGCCCAAGACTTACAGCAGATGCTGAACTCAATTATTACCGTCTCCGAAGTGGAATCGACAAGATAACCGCGCAGGTTAACTACTTGCAGGAATACATCAGGACGCAATGCCTTCGATGATAGCGATAATTTTACTCATCATCCTTCACATCTGGCTCTGTAGACAGGGTGGTGATCACTTCTGGAGTGAATCCAGATTAAACATCTCATTGCTGATGCTTGATATTGAGCATCTGGCGCGCGGTAAGGGGCTGCGTTGAGATAAGAGCCAGTCATTACAAATACCAGGATTTAGCCTCGCATTAGCGGGGCTTTTTTACATCTGCAGTAAACCGCGCATCGCAGCGCGTAACAATCCCGAGTCTTTCAGAAAGCTGAGCCTGAGAACTGCCGTATATGGTGGCGACCATCTCGGGGCGGCTTTTCTGTGCGAACAGGCTCATCTTTCTAAAAGGTAAGACGCTATGAATATCGTTCCACTAAATTACAAAGGCGAACCTATCCGCTTCAATACTGATGGCTGGATTAATGCCACTGATATTGCAAAACGTTTCGGGAAGCGTCTGGATCACTGGTTGTCCAATGCTGAAACTCTCGAATACGTTAGAGCTCTGGATGAGGTTTATTCAGGTGAACCATCGAAAATTCTACATACCCGTGATTCCGGGTATGTAAAAACAAGCAAGGCACGAAAGGACAGGGGCGGCGGAACATGGCTGCATCCAAAGTTATCAGTTGCCTTTGCAAGATGGTGCGATCCGAAATTCTCCGTATGGTGCGACCTGCACATTGATAGTCTGCTTCGCGGTGAACTGACTGAGCAGCAGAAATATGAGCAAGCATGTCGCATTCGCGATGACCGGAAATCAAAAGCCAGCAATGGGGCAAGAGAGATGGCTCGCTGGCGATGGGATAAGCCGGTTATTGAAGCAAATGTTGAGTACTGGCGCGAGCAACTGCAGTTGACTCTCGATATCGCGTGCTGATGGCAAACGCAAAACTGCGTTATCGGAAAAATCAAAGCATTACGAGAACTGAGCAACGGCTATCCATTACAAAGCCCATCTACGGGTGGGCTTGATAATGAAACCGGAATTTATTCTGGGTAACCAGTTACGGCAGTACAGCGAAACAACCCAAGCCAGTAAGTGGGGAAATAACACTGGCAGCCACTGAAAGATGAACCTCCAGCCTTATGGCAAAAAAGATTCTTTGTGGTGGCGGACTGATGGAAAGACATCGGTTATTGCAGAGACCATTCAATGAGTGGTCTCGACAATGGCTTATACCCTACACGGGATAACTTAACTGATATCCCTTTTAACGGATAAACGGAGCCAATAATGGCAGAGATTATTCCCATGACTGAAGAACAGAAATTCCAGTTAGAGATTTACAAACTGGTCATGAACCAGAACGCAGCCGCAGAAGAAGCATTTCAATTCATCGGCACTGACGAGTTGAAGCTTGAGCTATTCAAAATTCACTTCCAGTCAGGCGGCGCTAATTCAGATATCACGACCCGCACAATCGAAGCGGTGCGTAAATCGAAGGAAGCGTTAGACCTGTTCACTACCGGAGCATAAACATGGCGCGCCCAACAAAGTATCAAGAGGCGTACGCCGAACAGGCACGCAAACTGTGCTTGCTGGGCTACACCGATGCAGAGCTTGCTGATTTCTTCGAAGTCAGTGAGTCAACTATTAACAAGTGGAAGCTTGATTATCCTAAGTTTTCGGAGTCCATAAAAAAGGGTAAGGCCGTCGCTGATGCAGAAGTTAGTGATCGTCTTTATCAACGCGCTATGGGCTTCGTGGCTCCAGATATCGATATTCGTGTTATTGAAAACAGAATTGTCGAAACTCCGCTTGAGAAGTATTACCCGCCTGATACAACCGCTGCCATTTTCTGGCTTAAGAACCGACAGAAGGATAAATGGCGCGACAAGGTTGATCACGAGCTAACAGGCAAAGACGGCGGCGCAATTCAGATTGAAACATCACCGATGAGCACTCTATTCGGAAAATGACCTCGATTAATCCTATCTTTGAACCGTTCATTGAGGCGCATCGCTACAAAGTCGCCAAAGGCGGTCGAGGTAGCGGTAAGTCATGGGCAATCGCGAGACTGCTTGTTGAAGCGGTGCGTCGGCAGCCAGTGCGTATTCTCTGCGCTCGTGAACTGCAAAACAGTATCAGCGATTCGGTAATCCGGTTGCTTGAAGATACCATCGAGCGTGAAGGGTATTCGGCTGAGTTTGAAATTCAGCGTTCAATGATTCGTCATCTCGGAACGAATGCTGAATTCATGTTCTACGGCATCAAAAACAACCCGACGAAGATTAAATCGCTAGAAGGTATTGATATCTGCTGGGTGGAAGAAGCGGAAGCGGTAACAAAGGAATCGTGGGATATCCTGATACCAACCATCCGTAAGCCGTTCTCTGAAATATGGGTGAGCTTCAACCCGAAAAACATCCTCGACGATACCTATCAGCGATTCGTCGTAAACCCTCCTGATGATATTTGTCTGCTGACGGTGAACTACACCGACAACCCGCACTTTCCTGAAGTTCTCCGTCTGGAGATGGAAGAGTGCAAACGCAGAAATCCGACACTGTATCGTCACATCTGGCTTGGTGAGCCAGTAAGCGCAAGTGATATGGCAATCATCAAACGTGAATGGCTTGAAGCCGCAACCGATGCGCACAAGAAACTCGGATGGAAAGCGAAAGGCGCGGTTGTTTCTGCACATGACCCGTCAGATACAGGGCCGGATGCTAAAGGTTACGCATCGCGTCACGGTTCGGTGGTTAAGCGCATTGCCGAAGGTCTGCTGATGGACATCAACGATGGTGCTGACTGGGCTACTTCGCTGGCGATTGAAGACGGCGCTGACCATTACCTGTGGGATGGTGATGGTGTTGGTGCGGGGCTACGCAGACAGACAACGGAAGCGTTCTCCGGCAAGAAAATCACCGCCACGATGTTCAAGGGCAGCGAATCGCCATTCGATGAAGATGCACCATATCAGGCCGGAGCATGGGCCGATGAAGTCGTACAGGGCGACAACGTTCGTACTATTGGCGATGTATTCCGCAATAAGCGAGCGCAATTCTATTACGCGCTGGCTGACAGGCTGTATCTGACATATCGGGCGGTTGTCCACGGTGAGTATGCAGACCCCGACGACATGCTGAGTTTCGACAAAGAAGTGATAGGCGAGAAGATGCTGGAGAAGCTGTTTGCAGAACTGACGCAGATTCAGCGCAAATTCAATAATAACGGGAAGCTGGAGCTTATGACTAAGGTCGAAATGAAGCAGAAGCTCGGTATTCCATCTCCTAACCTGGCTGATGCGCTGATGATGTGTATGCATTGCCCGGAGTCGGCTTCGCAACCCGACTATTCCAGTTACTCAATTCCTTGTGGTGTAGGTTGATATGGCAGAAAAAAAGATGACTGACTGGCATCGCAAGGTGCTGTGCAACTTTGATAATGCCTGGTCAGCAACGAAGGATATGCGTGAGCAGATTATTGAGGCTCAACGTTTCGTCCGGGTGTCCGGCGCACAGTGGGAAGGCAGCACAAACGCTGGTTACTCATTTGATGAAGGCAGGTTTGAGCATTACCCGCGCTTTGAACTGAATAAGATTGCCCGTGAATGTGATCGCATCATTGGCGAGTATCGACAGAATCGCATCAGCGTTAAATTCAGGCCTAAGGACGATAAGGCATCGGAAGCGTTAGCCGAAAAGATGAACGGCAAATTCCGCGCTGACTATCAGGAAACATCCGGTGGCGAAGCGTGTGATAACGCATTTGATGATGCTGTAACGGGCGGATTCGGTTGTTTCCGCATGTGTGCCGATTACGAAGATGAAATGGATCCGAGTAACGAGCAGCGACGCATCAGCCTTCTTCCTGTTTACGACCC